GAGCCAGGGCTGGACCGGCGGATGGGCCACCCAGTCCCATGACACCGGCGCCGTCTATCTCGCCTGCGAGGGCGTGGTGATGGAAGGCCCGTTCGCCCGGCGCAAGGTGTGGTGGAACATTGGCCTGTACTCTGCCAAGGGTCCGACCTGGGGCAACATGGGCCGCACCTTCGTGCGCGCCGCACTCAACAGCGCCCGCAACATCCACCCCGGCGACAACAGCCCGCAGGCCCAGGCCGCACGGCGCATCAGCGGTTTCGGCGATCTTGAGGGCCTGGAGTTCGTTGCCCGCTTCGACATCGAGAAAGACGGTCGGGGTGAGGACAAGAACACCATCAAGTCGGTGATCGAACCCGATCACAAGGACTACGCCGCGATCATGGGCGTGGCCCCCAGGGGCGGGATGGGCAATGCGGGCGGTGGCCAGTCCGGCGCACCGGCAGCCGTTGCTGCACCGAGCTACACCCCGCCCGCGACGGCAGCACGCCCGACATCCTCCAGCGTCCCCGGCGGCAAGCCCGCCTGGGCACAGTAAGGGGAGGCCATCACCATGATGCTTCGTCCCCGACAAACCCAACTGGTCGAGCACATGCTGGCGGCGCTCGGTCAGCACGGCAATACGCTGGCTGTCGCCCCGACCGGGTCGGGCAAAACCATCATGCTCTCGGCCGTCACCGGCCGGGTGCTGACCGAGCCCGACGCCAAGGCCTGCATCCTTGCGCACCGCACCGAGCTCACCGGACAGAACCGCGCCAAGTTCTCGCGAGTGAACCCGACGCTCACCACCTCGGTGGTCGATGCCAACGAGAAATCCTGGGCCGGCAACGCCACCTTCGCCATGGTGCAGACCCTGTCGCGCAAGGCCAATCTCGAGCAGATCCCGACCCTGGATCTCTTGGTGATCGATGAGGCGCATCACGCCACATCGCCCAGTTACCGGGCCGTGATCGAGCGTGCCCAGCAGAAGAACCCGAAACTGCTGCTCGCGGGCCTGACCGCCACCCCCAACCGGGGCGATGGCACGGGCCTGCGCGAAGTCTTCAGCAACGTCGCCGACCAGATCACCCTGGGCGAGATGATCGCCGCCGGGCACCTGGTGCCACCGCGCACCTTCGTGCTGGACGTCGGTGCCCAGGAAGCCTTGGGCAAGGTGCGTCGCACCGCTGACGACTTCGACATGAACGAGGTGGCGAGCATCCTCAACAAGGCGGTGATCAATGAGGCCGTGGTCGCCCAGTGGAAGGAGAAAGCCGCCGGTCGCAAGACCATTGTGTTCTGTTCGACCGTCGCCCACGCCCTGGATGTCTGCGTGGCCTTCAATGCCGCCGGTGTGCCAGCCGGGTTGATCCATGGCGAGCTGCCCGATGCCGAGCGCAAAGCCTGCCTGGCGGCCTATGAAACTGGCGATGTGCAGGTATTGGTCAACGTCGCGGTGCTCACCGAGGGCTACGACTACACCCCCACCAGCTGCGTGGTGCTGCTGCGCCCCAGTTCCTACAAGTCCACGCTGATCCAGATGGTGGGCCGGGGTCTGCGCACGGTCGATCCGGAGGAGTTCCCCGGCGTGGTCAAGACCGACTGCGTGGTGCTGGATTTCGGCACCGCCACCTTGATGCACGGCAGCCTGGAGCAGACCGCCAAGCTCGAGGGCAAGCCCGTCCGGGAAGCCCGCTTCAAGGAATGTCCTGAATGCGGTGCCGAGGTACCCGCCTCGGCCGATAGCTGTGCGCTGTGCGGCTACGAATGGCCCGAGGATGTTCCCCGCACGCCGCTGGCGAAGACGCGCGAACCGCTGGAAGAGTTCGTGATGAGCGAGATCGATCTGCTCAGTCGCTCGAACTTCCTGTGGTGCGATCTCTTCGGCATGGACGACACCCTGATGGCCACGGGCTTCAACGCCTGGGGTGGCGTTTTCTACCTGGAGGGGCAGTGGTACGCCGTGGGTGGGGCCAAAGGCTATCGGCCCCACCTGCTGGCGGTGGGCGAGCGCACCGTCTGCCTGGCCCGCGCCGACGACTGGCTCAACGAACACGAGTCTGAGGATTCCGCGCACAAGAGCCGGCACTGGCTCAAGCAGCCGGCCACCGACAAGCAGCTGCAGTACCTGCCGCCCGAGATGCGCACGGACTTTGGTCTGTCGCGCTACCAGGCCTCGGTGCTGATGTCCTTCCAGTTCAACAAGCGCGCCATCCAGCGTCTGGTGATGGAAGCCGGTGCTGCTCATGCCCAGCACGAGTTGTTTGCCGAGGAGGTCGCTTGAAATGCCTCATCTGCACACGACACGCGCGTGGCTACGGCCACAGCGACAACCGCTTCAAGCTGGGCGAGCCACGCCGCTACCCCATGGACTGGACGTTCTGCAGTCGGCGATGCCAGAACGCGTTTCACGCGCGCTACACCGCCTGGCTCAAGACCGACCCTCAGCTGGAGGACGTGCTCATGGTTGATCCGACCGAATTCGAGCAAGCAGCGCTGCACCAGTGCCTGCGTTTCTTCGGCGAGGCGGCCAGCGAGATCGGCTTCGACAAACCGTTGGGCCAGTACAGCGAGGCCGAAGCCTTGGCTGTGATCGAGGCCATCGTGACGGCCTGGACCGAAGCGATGGTCGCGCACCATGAGGCGAGCAAATACCCTCCCGTGCGCGGCCTTGCGCCCTACGAGACGACAGCGGCGACACCTGCCGCAGGGAGGATGTGATGCTGGACTTCAATTCCACCACCACCTTCTCCGAGCGCTTCGAGGCCTTGATCGATGCCGGGCTGCAGGCGCGCGAGCAACAGCAGGGCAAGCGCCAGTACCTCGGGGCCTCGCGCCTTGGGGTGAGTTGCGAGCGCCAGCTGCAGTACGAGTATGCCCAGGCACCGGTTGATCCGGACAAGGGTTTCTCGGGTCGCATCTTGCGCATCTTCGAACGTGGCCATCGCATGGAAGACGCCATGATCGGCTGGCTGCGCGCGGCCGGTTTCATTCTCAAGACCGAAGGCAAGAATGGGCAGCAGTTCGGCTTCTCGGTGGCCGACGGTAAGTTGCAAGGCCACTGCGACGGCGTGTTCGTCGGCGGCCCCGAGGGCTTTGCCTACCCGGCGCTGTGGGAATGCAAGGCGCTGGGCAGTAAGTCCTGGACAGATCTGGCCAAGAAAGGGCTGGCCGCATCGAAACCGGTCTATGCCGCCCAGGTCGCCATCTACCAGACCTACTTGGGCCTCTTCGACAACCCGGCGATCTTCACGGCGGTGAATGCCGACTCGATGGAGATCTACACCGAGCTGGTGCCTTTCGATGCGGCGCTGGCCCAGAAGATGTCCGACCGCGCGGTGCGGGTGATCCAGGCGACGGAAGCGGGCGATCTGCTGCCACGCGGCTTTGCGCAGGCGGATCACTTCGAGTGCCGCTTTTGCAGCTATGCGCAGCGCTGCTGGGGAGGTGCGCTATGAGCACCATCCTTCAGCAATCAAGCGTGCGCGGCAGCGTATTCGCGGGCTGTCGGCAAAGTGCGTGGCAGAGTCTTGGCCTTCGGGCGCGTAGCTTCCCAGCCCAAGCAGGCCAGCCAGATGGAACGTGGAATGGCTTTGTGCGCAGTGCGGTAGTAGCTCACCATGCGACGGCTGATGCCCAGCGCTTCGGCAGCTGTGGTCAGCGACAGATCGTTACGGTGCATCCAGTCGCCAAACATCTCGTGACTGACTTCGCCGGCCTGTTCCTTGGCCCATGCGTAGACGTTGTCCTCGCCAAATTCGGTATCGAACCATTCGATGCCGCCGCCCCATTCGGCAATGTGTGCGCGCGCAAACACCTCGGCATCCAGGATGGGCGCGAGTGCCGGGATCTTGCGCAGGATGTCGCCAACATCGACTTCGAGCACTTCACCTGTGCTCCAGGTGGTGCGCAGACGATAAGGCGCCACGGCTTCCACAGCCTCCAGCTTCGGGAAAAAGTACTCGCTCATGGGTTGTTCCTCCGCCATTCGTTGAACAGGAAATCTCGGTTCGTTTCGATCCAGGTTAGAGCCTCGCGTATTTCTCGTTCTGCTACACGCCCCTTGATTGCGAAATCCTCAAGATCAACGGTGCAATCACGCCCATCCTTCAGTTTGACGTGGACATGGGGTGGTGGGTGGTCGTCGAGATACATCAGCACCCGGGTGTTATCGAAGCGTTGCAAGACTGGCATACCTCAAAGTGTAGTGCAATGGTTTCCCTATTGCAAGGGCGCTGATTTGGCGGGAGGTGCGTCATGAGCACACCCTCCAAACCCCGCCAGACCTACCGCACCGAGTGGGTCGAGCGCTGGTGCCCACCCAAGCCGCTGGTCACCCTGACGCCTATCGAGAAGGTGCTCAACCGCCACACCTTCCTGGTGACACCCGAGTCGCGCCTGGTGGTGGCCGTGATCACCCGTGCCATCGGCGACTGCCTGTCCTTGGGCAGAGGCGTGCGGCGCGAGGCCCGGCGCTTTCTGCTCGGTGATGACCTTGGCCTGTGGTGCGACCTGGTTGGCTTGCATCCGGACTTCGTGCGCTTCGTCGCCAGGAAGGCCGGCTACCTCGCTGATGAGAAGGCGCATTGGCAGAAGGAGCCCATCAAGGTGCCTGTTCTGCCCCAACCCCCTGATCCCGGCATTGCCATGAGCCACGAGACCGTGCGCAGCAGCGCCATTGGTCCCTGCGCGGCCATCCCTTTGAACACTTCTGGAGAAACTCCCCATGCTTGATTTCAACGACATTCCACCCGTCGCAGGCGGTTCGGTGGACCTCAACGCCCAGCGCGATGAGCTCAAACGCGAACTGCTGGCGCGCTTGCCAGCCGTGCTGATGGCACTGTTTCCGGCCGGCAAGATCCGAGGCAACAAGTTCCTGATTGGCAACATCCAGGGCGAGGCAGGCGACAGCCTGGAGATTGCGCTCGATGGCGACAAGGCTGGACTCTGGCACGACCACGCGACCGGTGAAGGCGGCGATGTCTTCGCCGCGATTGCCGGCCACCAGGGCCTGGACACCAAGCGCGACTTTGCCGCCGTACTCGAAGCCGCCGCCCGGCTGGTGGGACGGTCCCTGGCTACGCCGATGCCCACCCGCTCGGAAGTGCCCATCGATGCACTTGGTCCCCACACCGCCAAGTGGGACTACCTCAGCGCCACGGGCGAGCTGATCGCCTGCGTGTACCGCTACGATCCCGAGCCGGGCAAGAAGGAGTTCCGCCCCTGGGATGTGCGCGCCCGGATGTGCCGTGCGCCTGATCCCCGGCCGCTCTACAACCTGCCCGATGTCGCACGCGCCGACAGCGTGATTCTGGTTGAAGGGGAGAAGTGCGCCGACGCCCTGATCCGCATGGGCATCACCGCCACCACGGCGATGAACGGCGCCAAGGCACCCATCGACAAGACCGACTGGACCCCACTGGCGGGCAAAGCCGTGCTGATCTGGCCGGATCGCGATGCGCCCGGCTGGGACTATGCCGAGGCCGCCGCGCGGGCCTGCGTCAGTGCCGGCGCGGTGTCGGTCGCGATTCTGGTGCCACCCACGGATCGGCCTACCGGCTGGGATGTGGCCGATGCCGTGGAGGAAGGTTTTGAGGTGCAGGCCTTCCTGAATGAGGGCGAGCGGCGCATCGTCAAGGCCGCCCCGAGCCTGTTGCCGACCTACAGCCTGGGCCATCTGCTCGATGACGATTCCCCCTTGCCACCGGATCTGATCGAGCCGCGCGTGCTCACCCCGGGCGGGATGCTGGTGTTTGGTGGTGCGCCCAAGGTGGGCAAGAGCGATTTCCTCTTGTCGTGGCTGACCCACATGGCCGGTGGCGCGATGTTCCTCGGCATGCGTCCGAGCCGTCCGCTGCGCGTCTTCTACCTGCAGGCCGAGGTCCAGTACCACTACCTGCGCGAACGGGTGAAGGGCATTGCGCTGCCGCCCAGCCGCGTCCTGGATGCGCGCACGCACTTCGTGGCCACGCCGCAGCTGCGCCTGATCCTCAACGACGAGGGGCTCGCGCAGGTGATCCCGGCGATGGAGCGCGCCTTCAACGGATCGCCACCAGACGTGATCGCTATCGACCCGATCCGCAACGTCTTTGACGGCGGTGAAGGCAATCCCAGCGAAAACGACAACGCGGCGATGCTCTACTTCCTGTCGCAGCGGGTCGAGCGCTTGCGCGATGCGGTCAATCCCAATGCCGGCATCGTCCTGGTGCACCACACCCGAAAACTCGGCAAGAAGCAGTTCGAGGAAGACCCGTTCCAGGCTTTGGCCGGGGCTGGCAGTCTGCGTGGCTACTACTCGACGGGGATGTTGCTGTTCCGCCCGGACGAGACCCGCACGCCACGCGAGCTGATCTTTGAGCTCAGAAACGGTGCGGCCATCCCGCAAAAGCACATCGACAAGATCGAGGGCGAGTGGCGCGAGATCAACCCCAGCGTGCGCCTGGCGATGCAGGACTACGGCGCCAAGCTCGATGCGGAGCGCCGGCGCAAGCGCGACGTGATCCTGCAGATGATCTTCGATGAGGCGGCCGCTGGGCGCTGCTACCTCTCCAGCCTCTTTGCCAAGACCTTCGAGAACAAGGGCGGGCTCGGTGGCATGCGCAGTATCAGCGAGCGCATCGCGGTGCTCGCGGCACAGGGCTACATCAAGTTCTTCCGCAATGCCCAGGACTATGGCTTGGCGCCGCCCAAGGGCAGCAAGCACGGCTACCTGTGCGTTGAGGACATGCGCATCAAGCGGCCCTTGGGCGAGCCCGATCCGGTCAGCGGCGAGGTCACCGAGGCGAATCTTCTGGTGCTGCCGACCCACTACGTCTGCCCGCAGACCGGGGTGCATCTGCCGGTCGAGAACCCGAACGTGTGGGTCTATCAGGAGGACGTCCAGCCATGAAAAACCTCGTCCATCCGCCTCTGAAAAACAGCCCAAAACGCTGCAAAACCTCGGAGGTTTTTTGCAAACCTTCAAACCTCCAAAACGCAAATATAAAGGAAATCAACAGCTTACAGAGGATGTGCAGTAACCGTCCTCATGACCTACAGAGGATGTGCAAAACCATGAAAACTCAACAACGACAAGGATTTACGGCATTTGAAGACCACCACTGCAAACACCCCCCTGGTTTACACCAGGGGGGGAGTAAATCCCCCCTGGTGTTAAACCGTGGTCCTGCAAAGCTCCAGGTTGTGCATCGGATTGCCTTTGCCCGCTGCCCTGAAATGGGCACCGTCTTGATGCTTGAAGGCCAGCGCTATGTGCTGGTCGAATGCACGCCCCATACCAAGGCCAACGGGCAGCCGACGATCTTGTTGCATTGGGAAAGCCACTGCCCAGACTGCGGTGCCACCTTCCTCGTCAAGACCGGCCTGAAAGCCAGTGCGATCAATCGCCGCTGCGAACAGCATCACCGGATGGGTGTGCCGGTGGCCAGAGGCAGTAAAGCGTGGCGAGGAGGTCGGAAATGAACACGAGCATTCTGGCCCTGGATCTGGGCACGACCACCGGCTGGGCCTTGGTCAGCCGCGATGGACTCCTCAACGGCGGCAGCGAGTCCTTCAAGACCACCCGTTTCGAGGGTGGCGGCCTTCGCTACCTGCGCTTCAAGCGTTGGCTCACCGACATCAAGCAGTGCGCCGACGGCCTCGACTGGGTGGTGTTTGAGGAAGTACGTCGACACATGGGCGTTGATGCGGCGCATGCCTACGGTGGCTTCATGGCGCACCTGACGGCCTGGTGCGAACACCACCAGATCCCGTACCAGGGTGTGCCGGTGGGCTCGATCAAGAAGCACGCCACCGGCAAGGGCAACGCCGGAAAGGCCGAGATGATCGCGGCCGCCAAGGCGCGCGGCATCACACCGGTCGATGACAACCACGCCGATGCACTGGCGCTGCTGGACTGGGCGATGGCCCAAGGAGGTGCGGCATGAGAACCCAGTCCGTTTCCATCCCCTGCGCCCTCGGGCGTCTGGCGCCAGCGTCACCGGCCAACGCCGAAGAGCTCCGGGCCATGCGTGCGGCGGCCTGGCACAAGCAAGGCATCGTGGTCGTGCCGCTCGACGAGATCTTTGATGAGTGGGATCGGGCGTTCCTGTCCGGCATCGCCACCAAGCTCTACGGCGCGCGCACCGTTGCTTCCCGCAAGAGCACACCTTGGTCCGAGGGCGAGGTGGTCGACCGGGGCGATGGTGAGACCTGGACGGTGGTGGCGACCACGGGCAAGTCCATCACGGTGCAGCGTGACCGCGACGGCGCGCTGGCGACTCTCGGGCAACTCGGGGAGGCACGGCCATGACCAAGAAAACTCAACGCGCCAAGGCCAGGGCTGAACGCAAACCGCCTATCGGCCATGAAGTGACACGTCCGGATGGCAGCGTGATCCGCTATGTGCGAGAGGAGGATGATGACCAGAAGCCCGTCGACCACTACCGCACCGTGGACACGCTGGCGCTGATGCTCCGAAACGGCAGCATCACTGGTGCCATGCACGATGCGGGGCAGCAGTTCTCGCAGGACTTTGCGAGGGCATT